CGGCTTCTTTCATCCCCAGAACGTCTTTCTTGAAAGAGTCGGGGATCATCGCCATCTCCAGATCGCCGGAATAGCCGCTATTGGCATTTGCCATGTAATAGACGATGTTGTCCGCATAAAACGGAGTATTCTCGCCCTGCGGCTCAAGAGACAGAGAGACCGCGCCGGGCATCGCTACGGGTGTTCCGTATGTCGCACTGCCGTCATCGGCGATGGTCGCCACTGCATAGTGAACGTTCTTGATCCCGAATTTCACTTTGTTTGTATTGGGCATTGTTAAACCTCCAAAATAATATCGGATGTGTAAATAGTTTCGTGCATTTGCTCAGAATCGATATATGTCTCCTCTTTTGCGAAAAAGATCTCATGCTCTGTCAGAATCTGTTCAAGCCTTGCCTCAAGGGCGAAGTCTTTAGCGTCCGTGTACAACTCAATATTCAGCCGCTCAATGCGGCAATAATTGATATTGTCAGCTGACAGATCATTGGAAGATGTAAAAAAATAGCAGATGAACGGAGTTGCCTGTTCCGTATCATCTGCAAACTGGTAATATGCGGAAGGAATCCCCACCGCATCAATCATTGTTTTGATTTCGCCAGGTGTCATAAATCCCTCCGTAATGTGCCTTCGAATAGCTTTATGATTTCCTGTTCGACTGGTTGAATATGAACGATGCCGTCCGTTCTGCCGCCGTTGCGCTTCGCGTGTCCGTGCTCAAGAAGGTGTGCGAGTCCCGGCATGCGCTTGTTGTAAATTATAGCGGTCTGATGGATCCTGTCGCCATCGAACGTTACGGACCAACCGGGCGCGTACTTTTTGCCGTTCAGCTTTTCGGCGGAATTCTCTCGCAGTGCTTTTGCCCCGCGTCTGCCAACCTTCTGGACAACTTCCTCATTCTTCTGTTCGATTTCGTCGCCGTAATCTTCCAGAATCTGCTCAAGCGCCGCCTGTAGTCCTTCAATTCCGACCTTTCGCGCCATTTGTGCCGCCTTTCCGCTCGACGTACAACTCGACGGTGTCAGTACGTCCGAAATATGTGCGGTACACTGCATATCTCTGCCCGTTGTACCGCACTATCTTTTCACCGTCGTAATCACCGAAAAACAGGTCGAACTGGAACTCTGGGTTGAGCCCGTTTCGACCTGCCTCGAAAAATTCATTCCGTGTGATACCTTTGACACGACACATTACCGTACGCGCTTCGCCTTCAACCATCCGTTCAACCCCATTGGCATCTACCGCCTTCGTGGTCGGGATCAGTTCGATGATGTCGCTTCTGTCCATGTCGTGTACCCCGTCTTTGTGCTTAACTGCGCCTTCTGCTCATCATATGACCTCTTCAGCCGCTCATAATTATCCGGCTGACCGAAGTGCATGAGAAAATAGGTGATGGCCGCCTGTCGAACAAGATTGTCAATGTCCGACGGGATAACCACACCTGCAACGCCCATGTCTAACATCGCCGCATCAAGCAGACGCTCGACCTCTACATCGTAATAGTCCGTCGTTATTCTCGCCGCCATTTTTGCGGAATAGATAAGAGCCTCGTCTACCATGATTACCTCCGTCGGATCTTAGATTATGCGGTGAAAGTAGCCTTAACCATTGCAAGCGGATTCTCAAGGCCTGCGTCAAACAGGGAATATCCTGCGATGATGGTCTTGAAGGTCTTGGGATCGATAGCGTTGTTCATGAACAGCGCCTCAAAATCATTCGCAAGGATGGACGCAGGAACGCCGACGTATACAACATTGTCAGCCAGGTTCTCGTCGACCTTAACTTCGCCGCCGTAGATTCTGCCCTGAACGGTAGGATCACTGTCAGTTGTGGAAGGAACAAACAGCGGTCTGTCATTGCCGTCCTGAATGCCAGCGAGGCCGTTCCAAATCGTATTGGTGTTTGCATACCATACCTTTGTGCCGGACTGCTTGATCTTGGCAAGGATAGCGCGGACCGTACCCTCTGTATAAGTCTGCGCTGTCAGGACGTTCGCCGCTGCAATACCGGTTGCAACAGCGTCAAGTCTTGCGCGGATCTGTGTCTCTTTCGCGACTGCGATTCTCTTTGCGATGTGATCAGTCAGCCATGCCTCGAAAGCATCGATGGACTGCCACTGCATTTTGCGGGTGATTTCGACGTGTTTCTTGATCTCCACTCCGTCGAGTGCGAGCAGATCGAAAGTATCCTCTTCGTCAGCGTTTGCGACGCCTTCGGCAGTTGCTGCGGCATCACCTGCCGCGATCGTCTTATGTCTCGGTACGCCGAAGCCCTTGACCATACCGGTCTTTGTAGCATCGTCATACATGGGAGCCATGCTCTCGACAAGCTCGATGATCCTGTTCATCGTCTCTGTGGGGACTACCGCGCCGGTGTTAGCGGTTGTAAAAGTAAATGCCCTCTGCTCTGTCTCAGTCAGATCACCGAAAATCATCTGATCGCCACGCCGGGCGATGTTCTTCAGCCATGCAGTTCTGTACTCCGGGGACTGTGAATTGTATTTGATTTCTTCCATTTTTCTCTCCTCCGTAGGGGTTTCTTTGATTACGGTTCCTGCGCCGGAAGCGACTGCATTACGGATCTCCGCTTTCTTCGTCGCCTCTGCCTTGCGGGCCTCAAGTTCTTCCTTGATACCCTTGATTTCTGCTTCGAGTGCGTCAAGGTCTGCTCCGTCCTTCTCGACTTCCTCACCGATCTGGACGCGTCTTGCTTCAAGCTCCTCGACGGTCATATTCTTGAATTCCATGTTCATACCTCCATAAGAATTCTGAGTTTCTGTTTCTTGCGCTCGATTTTGCGCTTTTCGGCTTTCGCACTCTCCAGTGATGCCTTTGCACTCTCCAGTGCATCAGACAGGCCTCTTGCGGTAATCGATGTCGCTTCATAAGCAGGGAACGTGACGGCGGACACCTCGAACACTTTCGAAATGCTCCGAATGTGTCTTGTTGGGTGATCGCTTTCAAGGTTCTCCCACATATCTGAATCGACGATGAACATAAAGGACATTCCGGAAATATCCCCTCTGTCCACTGCCGAATACAGCGCGCGTGCATCTGCATTGTTCTCCGTGTCGAGATCAACGCGAATGGTCATACCCGCTCCCGGCACCACCTGCATCTGCATGGTCGAATTTGCGTTATTATTCCTCGACCTTGCAAGCGGGATCATGTCGGTATTGTGGTTAATCAAAAAGCGCACATCACGGAGGTCTGTCCCCGCAAGTGCGCCATCATCGATGATTTCATCGTACCAATCTAAATTTGTCCGCTCATTATATACAATGGGCTGCCCGGTTAGGTAATGCCCGTGTTCTTCGTTCTGTTCGGCGCGGACTTCAAAGTTAAACGCTCTGATTTCCTTCGTCATTTGTATCTTCCTCCGTTGTGGTCATGCTCTGGAGCCTCTCTCCATTCCGCAGGTCGTAATACTCACCACGAATCGGGATTGCCTGCCCCTTGCCATCCGGGAGCGGCGGCAGATTCCAAATTTCCCTTAGTTCGTCTACGGTTGCCATGCCTCTGTCGGCCCATCCGTTACTGACGTTCAGCTTGTCACCGTTCGACATGTACTGGATCCTGTTTGCGGTGGCGATGACCTTATTCCCTTGTGACTGTTCCCGGAATGTGAATAGCATCTTCGTCATGACTTCGCTGAACTGTATAGCGAATGGCTCGATAGCGCCTTCATAGAACGCCGTCCATGCGTCACCGTATGCTTTGTTTGTCAGCACATCTTCGTTCACGCCGAAATACTCATAGACGTTATCCTTGATGACCTTCATCTGGTCAGCGTCCACAACCCACGGCTTCACATCAATCTGCTTGATGTCTTTGTAGGTGTTGGGGAACAGAAGCAGACCGCCGCCCCCTGCATCTCTGGCGAAATTCTCCGCGGTGAACCGCTTTCTCTCTTTCGCAAGGTCTTCTGCGCTTGAGAAGTTCGCGAGCTGTGCCATGAATCGGTAAGTGGCCGCACTTTTTACGCCTTCCTTGATGCCTTGATCCTGTATATGAATCAAATCCATCGTAGGGAACAATGCTCCGTTCGATTCTCCGAAGAAATCGTCGCGATACTGGTACTTATTCATGATTCCGCAGTATTCCAATTCAACCGCTGCTTTGTCGCCCCACGCGAATTCATACTGGAGGTACGGCACATTGTTATACTGTACAAGCTTAACCCTGTCCGGCAGTGGGGCATAAACGCCGCTCACTTCGCCATACTCATCCCAAATCGGAACAATGAATGCCGTGTTGTGAACATCCAGAATCGTCGACAGGCGGTACATGAATTGGCTCCATGTCTGAAACTGATTAGGCCCGTGTGCCAGCTTTACTTGCAATGAACGTTTTGCGGAGCCCTGTGTCGTGACTGTTAGCTTGCTGATGTGCGTCGCCCTGGCGCCGATCGCGGCACGGATAAGTTCCGACTCATACACTCCGCCGCCAAATCTTGAAAAGTTTGGCGAATATCCCGTCAGCAATCTGAAGTCGCCACCGTATGTTCCCTCTCTGGGTTTCGGCCTCTTGCCGAACAGAAAATCAAATAATCCCATGTCTAATTCCTCAATTGCGTTCCGACCTCACTCCACCACTTCTGGCGGACGGTCATTGCATCCAGAAGCGCCGCTGTGCCGTCAATATGCACGGACGGCGAAAGCTTAATAAGCTTACCGCGCCCACGCTCTGCGGACATCTTTATGGCGCTGTTGAGCAGGTGCATTTTTAACAAATCGTTGTCGCCGATATGGATCTTTCCGTCTTCCAGAAGTCCTTGCGTTTCCATCATGACTCCGTACAGATTTTCGCCCTGATATACATCGTCCATGTGAAACCCGTATGTGTTCATATCCTGTACGAGATACTGCGCTGAGTATCTGTCGTATCCGACCTTCAACGGCAGAATCTTGTACTTCTCGACCAAATCAGTAAACCATCTGTAACAGTCGTGATAGTCCACGAAATTGTCACCAGATAATGTAAGAATTCCTCTCTGCACGTATGCGTTATACGGCACCCCGTCCCTCTGTGTCGCTTCGTCAATCCGCTCTGACGGCAGGAAGAAATGAGCGAATACATACAACTGCCCGACTCGCTCAATGACTACGGTACATGCAGTAAGGTCGCGCGTCTGCGACAGGTCGATACCTCCGACACAGTAACACCCTTTGAAGTCTTCCAGATTCAACCGTTCGCCGCACGCCCGCTCAACCACCTGCGCGGGGAGCCAAGCGAGCGAGCTGTTCTGCTTAATATTGCAATACTTACACAGAAACTCCGCCTTCTTGCTCAGGCTTCCCTCTGCAACTGCTATCTCTTCCAGAAGATAATCGACCGTGATGCTGACGCCTAAATTCGGGTTGCTCTTTCGCAATTCATTAATGTCGTTCCACTTGTCGACATCGTCAATCATGTACATGAAAGGCAGAAGGCGTTTTTCCTTACTGTCACCCATCAGAAATCGTGTCGACCTCTTCACCAGTTCGTCGAATATCCCGTCATTGACATATCCGGAAGTCGTGCACGATAGCAGAAGTCCATCAGGCCTTGCACCCTGCCCGGATTTCATTACCTCATACTGCTTCAGCCCTCTGTCGCCTTCCCATGCAGCTATTTCATCGCATATCGCCAAACTCGGGTTAAATCCGTCTGCCTTTTTCGCCGAGAACGCTATCTTCTTCATTGTCGAGTTGGTCGCCGGGTAGAACAGGTCACTTGCTCGCTTCTTAATGATTTCCGGGTCATCTTCGACTTTGCTGTGCGTCTGGCTCCGCTTGTCCTCGATTATCTGCTTGCGGTTTACTTGATCCGGGTCTAGCTGAGTGATCGCCCATGCGTTGCCGTAGATGATGTCCGCCTGTTCAAGTTTCGGAGCGACGTTGTAAACCCTTGCTCCGTACCCGCCACACTGCCGAAATACATAATTCGCAATGGCAGATGCAAGAATACTCTTGCCGTTCTTCCTCCCGATCAGAAGCAAGACCTCACGGAATACCCTCACGCCTTTTTCATCAACAATTCCGAAAACACAACTGATCAGCGCTTTCTCCCAGACCTCCATAATAAACGGCCCAGGTGCAAGCGGGCCTTCTACGTGGAAGGTGTGCGCCTCGATCCATTCAATCGCACTGTTCGCCTTCTTAATGTCGAAGTAGAACCGCTTTTCGTCTAGGCCCTTCATGATGTATTCATAAATCAGCCTTATCCACTTGCCGACCCTTACCGTCCCATCATTAATTTGTTGATAATATTCGTAAATGTAGTTATGGCTCGTCATTTTTCGCTATATATCACTGTTTCGAGCGGGGACGCATAAAAAATCGACTCCGCCGCCGGTTCCCTGATGGGCATATCCGCGTTTTTGATAAGGGAGGGTATATTTCCTCAATATTTTGCTAAAACTCTCCCAAATTCGTCCACAGACCATCGTATCTGCTTGTTTGCATGGATCTCTGCGTGGCAGTCCCGGCAGACCGCCATGAGATTGGATGGATTGAGCGTAATGCTTGGGTCGTTGATGTTGTCCGGCGACAGATGCACGATGTGATGAACGGTGTCGGCGGGTGTGTACAGTCCGCGCTTGAGACACTGCTCACATAATCCTCTGCACTGAGACAGATAAGCAGCGCGGCAGTTCTTCCACGCTTGTGATTGATAAAAGGTTCTGGCAAACTCTCGCATAACAAAAGCGCCCCCGTCCGGAGGCGCGGTGCTATGGTATTTAGAGTGCTATCGGCATGCACTAAAAGAGCGCCGCCCCGATGGAGGAGACGGCGCCCAAAAAGGATAGAATCCTACGGCTTATCTTGTATTGTGTCAGCTTATATTATACCGGCTTACTTTCTGCAATGGACTGCAGGATTTGTTCGAGGCTTTTAAGCGCCCGTCCGTGCAGGTAGTAGACCGATCTCTCTGAGCACGGGATTGCTCTTGCTATTTCTATCCACTGCTTTTGATCGACATATCTGAGCATGAGCACCCGCCTCTCGTCCGGATCAGCGATGCGGTCGACCGTCATCATGATGTCTGCGTTGACGCCGATCAGCTCCTTCTCTCTTTCCAGAAGCATGTCGACATAGATCTCGACGCGAGCATAGTAGTCGGACAGGTCGGATGTGTTGTGCGCTTTCGGCATGTCGTTGTACTGGATCGCCCTCGGCGCCATGTACGAGGCGCGCACCTCTTTTATCCTCTGCTCGATCTCATCAATCTCTTTCCGGATCTTGATCGCTCTTCTCAGAAATTCCTTTGCAGTCATTCTCTAATACTCCTACACAAAACGTCGTCTCCGTCCTCGGGCATTTATCTGGGCACTGCTGCCGCTCCGCACAGTCAAGGCAACAGGGCGCTGGTGCTTCGAAGCCCGTGCAGTCATTGATCAAACACATCCTCCCCATCGTCTGCCCTCCCCATAAGCCCTGCGATAACAAAGCCGAAATTGGTGCCGATGAAGGCACCTATAAACAGTCCGATCAGTGCGTCCATTATTCGCTCCCTTCTGCTTCAACAATCCTTGTCTGGCTCGGATAAATGTTAAGCGTACAGTCACGGCAATTCTTAATGGTTACCTGTGCAGGGAATCCGTCGTAAGCATCAGCAAGCATCTCGATCTGTTCCTGTGCTTCTTCCATACCTTCTGTTTCTACCTTGACCTTAATATTTGTGTCGCTCATTCCTCTCTCCCTTCTGCCTTCTTGAGCAACGGGCACCAGTCTGGTCTATTCTTGTGCCATCTCAAGCGGATTTGCTCATAGTCTTTTATCTTGCAGTACATCTCGTCCGTCATTTCGTTATAGTCGAGATTCTGACAGCTTCTACACCGTTTCTGATTCATTCCTCGCTCCCTTCTGGCTCTTCCCATCGTTCTCTGTCGGCGATTATCTGCTCTGCTTCTTCATAGTCCATCAGATTTGCATCTCTGATTTCACCTGCCTGTTTGCCGTATTCCGACTGTCTCCATCTTTGGTAACGTTCCTCGTCCATCCAGTCAGTAACGTAATCATCAACAACCGTTGAGAAACATCTCCACTCTTTTGTGACTGGGTGTTGCACGTTGAATCTAGGCATCTGTCTCTCCTTCCACTTCGATTACTGTTTCTGCATCAATTTCTAACTCGCACAACTGCTCGCCGTTGACTATATGGTATCCGTCAGCATCGTGGTATCTAATTTCCGTGATTGTTTTTTCGGCTATCATCCGTCCGTGTGGTGTGGGAATCTCGACTAGTGGGCAAGTATCAGGTATTGTGTCCGCATATTTGAAGTCGTATTCTTTACCGTCTTGTGTCGGGCAATGGCAATAATACGCATCAACTCCAACCGCAGGGAAAGGGCAACTCATGCAGTTCTTCGGCATCTCCAT